AATCATATTTAGAATATCTACCTGTCCTCTTCTGAGGAATAAAGTTTTTTCGTCTTCTATAGTTTGTATGTTTTCCAAAGACTGAGCCATGTCTGTTAGCTCTTTTGTAAAGATTGTCCATGCCTCTGAGGAAAACAAGTCAATTCGTTTTTCTAATACTTCTCTATCGGTTAGCATTTGCCATCCGTGCTTTGGCTAGATTAAGAATTGTTTCGGACTGTAAATGCTCCATTTCAGGAACATTTCTCATAGTTTCAGAATTAATATTTGCTGAATCAATACGAAGTTTTTCAATCTTAGCCATTTTTTCTGCGAGTGCAGCTTGACGTTCAATAAGAGCTTCTTCGGACTGCTTATCTACAACCTCACTTTGTAACTTAGCGGCATGAGCCATGTCTTTAGTTGCACTTGCTTTCATCTCTTCAATTTCCATTTGCAACTTCATAATCTCAAGTTGTTGTGCTACTTGTTGAACTTGTTGTGCTTGTGGATCAGGTTGCATCATTTGAGCAATAGCTTGTTGCATTTGATCTCTGTTCGATAAAGAGCTATTTTCAAATATAGAAAGTAGAAGCATTGCAAAAGGAGGCGTTCCCGGTTGTGTCATGGAAAGCAACTGGATCATTTGTGTCATCTCCAGTTCCTTTGCCATAATACCCATTGAGGAGTAAGCGATAAATTTATAGTCATTTGCAGGATATCTGTTGGAGTCAAATTGCATGTAACGGAAAGCGGCTTTCTCAACCAAAGGAATTAGAAAGTTTTCCTGAAAGTTCATAATGGTACGCTTTTGACGTTTAATGGATGCTGCCTGAAGCATAGACATCCCTGATGCAGTTGAGTTACGTGGATTAGAGAAATTAGAGTTGGCGGTGTCCATCGCTCCAGTACCCATCTGCACCATACGTTCAAGCTCTGCGGCTTCTTTAAACGTATTCTGGCTGATATCCCCAAAGGTCAAAGGCATTAGAGTCTGACGTGGATCGCCATTCGTAAGAATGGTTTTACCCGCCTTGACTTCAAATTTAACACCACGGGGTAAACGTGTAGCGTCTACACCCAACATCGGATGCGTAGTTAGCGCAAGAGCATCAATACGTGCGCGAAGTTCCGCATCAAGAGCCTTTTGTGGATTGTA